GTGCGCGATGTCTGGTATGACAGCCAGGCGACCAGCCTGACACCGAGCAAGCTGGCGACGATTCTGGCGGAACTTCGCGAAGGCGAAACCACGAACTTTATCACGCTGGCTGATGAGATCGAGGAGCGCGAGCCGCACTATGCCTCTGTTATCGGCACGCGCAAGAATGCGCTGTCCGGCATTGAACCGGTTGTCGAAGCGGCCAGCGATAACCAGGCGGACATCGATATGGCCGATGAAATCCGCGAACTGATCCGCCGGCCGGAGTTCGATAATCTGAATGATGACTCGCTCGATGCGCTGCATAAGGGTTTTTCCGTTTGTGAACTTCTGTGGGATACCAGCGAAAAGCAGTGGATGCCGCGGGACTATAAGTGGGTTGATCAGCGCTGGTTCCAGTTTGACAAGATAACCCGCGAGCTGCGGATGAAAGATAAGGATATCAAGGAAGGCATCCCGCTGGCTCCTTACAAATGGATTGTTCATTATCCGCACCTGAAAACCGGCTTCCCGGTATCGAGCGGTCTGGCACGCCTGGCGGCCGTGGCGTTCATGTGCAAGAACTACGCGATTAAAGACTGGATGCGGTTTATCGAGATCTACGGTATGGCAACGCGCGTCGGCCGCTACGGGCCGAATGCGACGCCCCAGGATAAAGCGATCCTGAAGCGGGCCGTCATTAACATCGGCGCTGATGCGGCCGCAATTATACCGGACAGCATGAAGATTGAGTTTGTGCAGCCGGGCAATCAGAACGCCGGCCTGCTGCTCTATAAAGGCACTGCCGAATGGCTGGACAAACAGATGAGCAAGGCCGTGCTCGGCCAGACCGCCAGTTCGGAAGGAACGCCGGGCGCGCTGGGCGGTCAGGATGAACAGTCGGATGTGCGCCGCGATATTTTACGCAAGGATGCCCGCAAGCTGGGCGCAACCTATAACCGTTTACTGGTGCGGCCATACATCGATTTGAATCACGGCCCGCAGAAACGTTACCCGGTCATTAAATGGATCATTAAGGATCCTGAAGACATAAAGAGCCTCGCAGACAGTGTTGGCGCTCTGGTCGATCGCGGTTTGCGGGTAAGCCAATCTGAAATGAGAGATAAGCTGGGGCTGGCGGATCCGGGTGAAGATGCCGAGGTGTTGGTGTCTCCGAAGGGATCAACATCCGGAGCGCCGGCCCCGGCGCTTAACCGCCGCACCGCAAAGAGCGGACGAACACGGACCGCAACCAATGCCCTGCAGGAAGCGGACGATATCGTCGATGAGCTCGAGCAGATCGCGCTCGACGGATGGCAGCCTGCAATGGAGCCGGTACTGAACGCGGTGCAGCAGCTGGCAGATGAGTGCGCCGATGAAGAGGAATTTAAGCGCCGCCTGCCTGAACTGGCTGAAACCATCGGAACCGAGAAACTGGCCGCGCTGCTGGCGGATGCGACGTTCCGCGCCCGCGCCGCCGGCGAAGCAGACGAAAGCTAAAATGGCAAAGAAAAACCAGAGCGCCGGGCCGCCGCCCAAGGAAGCGATCGAGTATTTCCGTTCTAAGGGATGGAAAGTCGGATTCGACTATCAGGATGTATGGAACCAGGAGCACGCCTTTGCCTTCACGGCCGCGAAGGCGATGACGGTTGATGTGATTGAAACCTTGCGCGGTGCGGTAGATCAGGCGCTGGCTGAAGGCCGGACGTTCCGCGACTTCTCCAGGGATCTGAAGCCGGAACTCGAAAAGCTCGGCTGGTGGGGCAAGGCCGAAATGCCTGATCCCAAGACCGGCGAGCTGAAGGATGTGCAGCTGGGAAGTCCCCGCCGGCTGAAGGTGATTTATCAAACGAACCTGCGGACTGCGCGCGCGGCCGGCAAGTGGGAGCGGATCCAGCGGACGAAAAAACTGCTGCCCTATCTGCGCTATTCGCTCGGCCCGTCGGAAAAACACCGTCCGGAGCACGTCGTTTGGGAAGGTCTTGAGCTGCTGGCGGATGATCCGTGGTGGGACACGCACATGCCGCCGAACGGCTGGGGATGCAAGTGCTGGGTGCAGCAGCTTACGAAATCTGAGGTCGACTCGACCGGCGGACCGGACGAAGCGCCGGCCGATGAAATGCAGGAATGGACGAATCCGCGGACCGGTGAAACTGAACAGCTCCCGAAAGGGATTACGCCGGGCTTTAATTTTAATCCGGGCAAGGCACGTGAAGAAAAGCAGATGGACCAGTTTAAAGAGAAGTTAAACGGCGTTTCAGTCAATGCGGCCGATGCCGTCCACCGCGCCTGGCTGCAGCCGGAAGTCTTCGGCCGCTGGAGAGAAAACCCACAGGGCAATATTCCGGTCGCGGTGATGGATGAAGAGACGCGGTCTTTGACCGGGGCTCAGCAGCGCACCGTCCTGCTTTCGGGGGCCACCCTGACAAAACAGGATAAGCGGCATGATGAGCTGACCGACGAAGAATACTGCCTGCTGCCGGATATCGTCCGGAAAGGACAGATCATTCAGATCGGCGAGCAGCGCCTGATTTTCTTCCGCCGTAACGGGAAGCTCTATGAAGCGGTCGTCAAAGCAACGCAGGATCTGCGCGAGAACTTCCTGACCAGTTTTCATCATGCACCGGAATCACAGATTAAACGGGAGTTAAAAAAAGAAGGCGCACAGGAAGTGCGCCCAGAAATTAATGACTGAGACGCGGCAGGGCCTCCCGGTAACCCTGCATAGCGCTCCACCCGGCGAACCGGACGTGCTACGGCGGAGAGAATTGCACCGTGTCACGCGCCTCAGATGGAAGGGAATATGCGCACGGATGGCTGGAAAGTCAAGAAGACCGAACGGGTTCGGGTGCAAACAGGCTGGCCGGTCACGTAGAACATAGCAACAGGAGAAAAACGATGGCGAAGAAAAAAACGAATATCCGCAGCGCACTGTGCATGATGGCGCTGAACGCCTCCGGCAGCGGATCAACCCGAACGATCAACCTGCTGCCGAAGCCGCTGGAAGATGGAACGATCCCCGGACGCGACGGCCGATACTGGAAACTGCTTAATGCAGACGCCATCATTACGGCGTCCAACGCGTATGTCGCATCCAACGGATCTCCACTGGATGAAGGCCATAAAATGTATTACACGCCGGACGCGCCGGCCTTCGGCTGGTTCAAGTCGTTTGCTGTGAATGCTGACGGCGGGATCGATGGTGTTCTTGAACTTAACAATCTCGGCCTGGAAGCCATCGATAACAAGCACTACCGCTACGCATCCGTAGCCTTTGAATACGATTTTGAAACGCTCGAGATCCTTTTTATTAAGGGTGCCGGGCTGACAAATAACCAGAACCTGCAGGTGCAGGCTCTGAACAACCGACTCCCGGCCGGTGCCGGGAATAACGAGGAGGATGGAATGCTTAAAAAAATCCTGATGGCTTTGTGTGGCAAAGAAGACGCCACGGAAGAAGCCGCCCTGGGAAGAATCCAGGAACTGACGACGGCACATACGGCCCTGAATGCGCGGGGAGAAATGGTTCCAAAGCAGCAGCTGATTGATGCTACTACGGCATTGAACACCGCTCAGACGGAACTGAAAACGCTTAAAGGCGACGCCTTCAAAGAGAAGGTAACGACTGCGCTGAATAAAGCCCAGACCGACGGGAAGCTGACTCCCGCCGCCCGCGCCAAGTGGGAACCGTCGATTACCGACGAAACCGCTCTGAATCACTTCAACGACGTAATGGAAGTCTCCCCGGTGCTGACCAAAGACCAGATTCCGGCCGGTGAAGTTCCTGCAGGCGACACCGCACTCAATGCGGCTGAAATCGGACTCGGCAAGCACTTCGGCAACAGCGAAGAGGATCTCAAGAAGTACGGCAAATAAACCAAAGGTCAGAAGTCTGGCGTCAGAGGTCAGGTGGCCGAAGACAGATGACTGAAGACAGAACCCTTTAAGGAAAGGAACGAATCATGGCAGAAAGAAAGACAAACGCACGGGCCGCGATGATTATCGCGGTCGGTATTGCCGCCGCAACAAAGATTGAGGCCGGCAAGATGGCAGTCATTAACGCCCTAGGCTATGGAGCCGAAGGCAGCGAGGCTCTTAACCTCAAATACATCGGCCGCTGGCGCGAAACGGTCGATAACTCGGCTGGCGCAAATGGCGCGCTGATCGGTGAAGCCGACTTCGACCAGGCATTCCAGTGGAAGAACAGTGCCCTGAACGCAGTCGATCAGAGCTGTCTGGGTAAAGAGGTCTTCATCGAAGACGATGAAACGGTTTCCAAAACCGATAACGCCGGTGCGCGTTCTTCGGCTGGGATCTGCCTCGGCTTTGATGCGGACGGGGTCTGGACGGCTCCGGCTTTGCCGGAAAGCCGCAACTCCGCTGCGCTTAAGGCCCTGCTGGGTCTCACGCCGAGCACACACATTGTTGTAGCCGCAGGGATTCATGCCTGGGCTGGCGGAGCCGCCGCGACCGATAGCATCGCTGTAGTCGGGCTGCTTGCGACAGATGTGGTGCAATGCACGCTGGTTGCCCGCGCCGGAGCGGAAGTTCTGGAACAGGCCGTCAACGATGCCGGCAACGATCAGATTGACCTGACCCTGTCGGCCAACGGAACGAACGCTACAACCAAAGTGGCTTATGCGGTTCTGCGGGCCATTGCTTAATTGATTTCCGTTTACCGGGCGGCTGAGGGAGGCCGTCCGGGAGCGGAAGAAACCTGACGGAGAAAACAAATGCTTATTAATAAAGAAAATATCGCGGGCTTGATGAAAAACATCAAGACCACCTTCAACAAGGCGCTGGCCGAAGCGAAACCGATGTGGCCGAAGTTTGCCACCCGTGTGCCCTCGACCGGCATGCAGAATGACTACAGCTGGATCAAAGACGGCTGGCCGAGCCTGCGCAAGTGGATCGGCGACAAAGTCATTAAAGGGCTCGAGGCCGCCAGGTACGTCATCACCAACAACTCGTATGAGTCCACCATCTCGGTGAAGCGCGCTGACATGGAAGATGACAACACCGGTATCTATGCTGCGCAGGCGCGCGGCGAAGGCCAAGCCGCGGCTGCGTGGCCGGATGAAATGCTGGCGGACGTCGTTAACGGCGTGTTCACCGGGCTTTGCTATGACGGAAAAGCCATGTGCGCTACGGATCATCCGGTTGGCGACAAGGGCCTTACCCTCAGCAACAAGGGCACTAAGGCGCTCGACGGATCGACGCTCGCGAAAGCCAAAGCCAGCTACGGCGCGGCCCGCACAGCCATGATGAGCCTCAAGAATGATGCCGGCCGCTCTCTCAGCATCGTTCCGAATATCCTGCTGGTTCCGCCAGCACTTGAAGCCACGGCCCGCTCACTGATGATCAACGATAAACTCGAAGACGGCAAACCGAACCCCTACAAGGGCACGGCCGAAGTCGTTGTCTGGCCTTCGCTGACCAGCGACACCGCCTGGTTCCTGATCGACGGCAGCAAGGCACTGATGCCCTTCATCTACCAGGAGCGGAAAGCTCCGGAAGGTGTCGAGCAGACCGATATGAGCTCCGACACGGTCTTTAAACAGGGCGTGTACCTGTTTGGCGTGGAAGCTCGCGGTAACGCCGGGTACGCCTTCTGGCAGCTCGTCTACGGATCCACCGGCGCGGAAGCCTAAGATCAAGAGCGGGCTATAGGCCCATGAACTTAGGCAAACGGGCTGTGACGGACACGGCCCAAGCCGGAAAAAGAAGATTTTGGGGAAAGAAATGGCTTTTCAATCCCCACTCCTGCCCCCTCTCAGGTGTCCGTCACTTGAGAGGGGGTAACTTTTTTGGCTGGGAGCCCCGTAGAGGCGTTTTGAGAGGGGGGGGGCGGTCGTTGGGCTGGATTTGGCTTTTCCGCAGTCGTTTGCCTGTTTAAGGCTGTTTAAATTTGACGTGGATTGGCCGACTGAGGGCGGCGGGAGGTTTTCTTGACAGCAAAACATAAAAGTGGTTCGATGTGCCCAACTTCCAGCAAGAGGTTAGCAAATCGAATCTGTGTATGGCGACCCAATTTCTTTTGGCTCGCATCCGCTTGGCCTTCGGGCCAGTGCAACCTCGGTTTGTACTCTTGCTGGAAGCGGGTGCGGGCCTCTTTTGTATCCAGTCAGCAAGCTGGAGGGAGGTCTGCGAGACAAAACCGAAGGAGACGTCTCATGTACACTAAGAACCATACCGATGGCGCGTTGGAATGCGTGCTGTTTGCCGACGACCTCACCCTGCTCGTTCAGGCGCTTAAAGCCTACGAGGAGGATTACCACCCCGAAATCAAAGCCGCCGGCCAATGCGGCGCTTTGGACAGCCTGCGCAATTCGTTTGAACTGGGGGCGCATTTGATCGCCCTGGTGAACGGCAGCGCCGCCACCCCAGAACAAGTCCGCAAAATCAACCGCGAAGTCCGTCGCGACTTCGGGTTTTACACAATCAACAATGAAACAAAGGAAGCAGCATGAGCAATGAAAAAGACAAACTGACGGAAGGTCGTAGAAAACACGCACTTAAACAGGATTGCCAGTACAATCTGTGCGTGGAGCTGGGCGATGTTCGAATTCGCCGGACAGATATAAACAACCTTGCAATCGAACGACGGGTCGGCGGAGGCTGGAAGCGTCTGGGGTGGCAGGGGAGCCTTACTGCAGCACTAACACCACTGCTAAATGATCAGTGGTGTGAAGATCGGGGCGTTGTGCTTTCGGAGAATACGCAGGATGACATTAAAGAGGTCGTGAACCTAATTGACGGAATCCGGTCGATGATCGACATGTTCTTTGGGGAGCGGGCTCCCGCCCCAAGTAAGGCGGCTGATGAAGCCTTAATCCCTCTAGTCTGGGAATTTAAGGGGTATGTCATTTACCGGTATAACAAATACGCGCTTGCCATCACGCACTGCGGGAAATTTGATGATGAGCCGGAAACGATTGGCTGGCATCATCTTTACCGTACAGCCTTGGGCCAGATGCTGAATGACGTGGTGATCGGCCCTGATATTAAGACGCTCGACGACATCGCCAACAGGGCAAATGAGTTTCTGAAATGGGCAGATAATATCTTTACAGACTGCGACCGACACTGCGGCGCAAGAGACAACCTTGTTCCGCCACTTCCTGGAGATTTTATTTCCGGCGAAGAGTAAAGTTTCCAAACCTTGGAACCTGTGAGCCCTGCCCCTGTAACGTGGGCGGGGCTTTTTGTTTACCGAACGGGTTCGGGTGGAAACCTGTTGCCTTTAAAGGCCATTTTATTGCGGAAGGAAAATTATGGCATACGCAACTCAAGACGATCTGCTCAGCCGGCTGACGGAAGCTCGGCTGCTGGTAATTGCCGGGCTGGATACCGACGAAGACGGCGTTTCCGACGCCCCGGACGCTAACCGGATTGCTGCCGCTCTGTCCGATGCGTCGGCCGAAGCCGACGTGCTGCTGAATTCCCGCTATGCCCTGCCGCTGCCGGTCGTCCCGGCCGCGCTTAAAAACGCAGTATGCGATATCGCTGCCTATCTGCTCTGCAATGAAACGACCATTTCGGACTTTATTAAAGAGCGCCGGGACAATGCCGTCTCGCTGCTCAAGCGCGTCGGTGAAGGCAAGGCCGATCTGGGTATCCCGGAAACGAGCAAGCCGTCAGCGGCCGGCGGCGATGGATTTGTCCAGGACGGCCGGAGTGATTTCAAAAACTGGTAACCAAAGGAGGATGCGATGAAACGGATTGGACTGATTGGATTGATGTTAATGGCGGCAATAGCGGCGATCGCCGCGCCGCCGGTTGAGATGCAGGTGACAACTAACGCGATCAAGATTTTGCCAGAGCGGAATTTGGGTCGAGGCTACGGAACGGTATGGTCCGTGACAAACGCTGTTGCGCAGGGAGATATTATCCGCTGGGGCACCGATCAGTATATGGCCGAGAATGCTGGTGCACTAGGAACCAACGCCCCGACGCTATCGGTGTCCGGCGCGGAAACCAATGGGGCGGTGATACTCCGCTATGTGGAGAAAGGCCCGCGCCTTGGATTTGTGCTGATGCTGAACACGGAAGGATCTGTCCGGGTGAATTTAAACGCCGCGGCTGTACCCGGCAAGGGCATCCAGCTCGAGGGTAAAAAATCAATCTGGCAGGAAAGCGATCGCGGCGCACCGCAGGGCGCGATCTGGGCCGTGAGTGACAGCGGAACCAATTCGGTTTCCGCACTGGAGTGGTAAGGCGCAATTAAGGAGGATTTGTTTATGAACCATGGAAAAGAAAAAATTCCGGCACACCGCTGGTTGGTATGCATCGCTTTGCTGGTTCTGGCGTTGACCTTCGCCGCGAAAGCGCGTGGAGAGGTTGTGATTCAGGACTCGCTTTCGCGTAGCGGCGGCGAAATGCGCGGATCGATCATGCGGGTTTATCCGGCTGGAATGGATAACAGCATCGTGCAACTTTTTTCGGATAGCGCAGGTCTGCTGGCAACCAATGTTATCACCAACGAAACGCTGCGCGTGTTGCGCATCTGGAACAATGCGGGGGTTCCGCGCATTGATCTGCACCCGCAAGGGTCGACTGGGATGACCGTGCGGGTTAGTTCAGATGGTGTTGAAAGCCGGATGATGATCCTCCAGCCATTAAGCAGTGCGCCAGCCCCGGTTGCTGGCGGGTTTTACAGGTCGGTGTCCGGAGCGTTTTATATTTGTCCAACAACGGCTATTGGCTGGCAATTAATGCAATAAGAAAGGGAAGAAAATGAAATATATTAGATTGATGGTTTTAGTTTTGGCGGCGGCGGTTTTGGCGCAGGGCGAGTCAATTGTTTATAGCAAAATCGACGGAGCAATCCTCCGGACGGATTCGGAGCTGATTAAGTACGACGCCAATTATATTGGCGGTAAGACTGTCGTTGAAAATCCTAACTGGGATGTTATCGATATCGGTTATGGAAAAAACTTCACGACGTATCTCCAGCACGAAGTTATCGAAACCAACGTAGTCCAGGTTCTCAATGAAGAGACCGGAGAGCCCGCTATGGATGAAGCTGGCCTTCCTGTGCAGCAGTCTATTGTAACGACCAATGTCTGGTCAGAACCCATTGCGGCCACCAACGTCACGCAGGTATCTGACTTCGTGACAAAAGAGGTGTTTATTGACCGTTTAAAAGGTCAGGAGTTGAAATCGTTGGAGGGCGAACTTTTCCAATGGCTGCAAACTAACGGGCTGGTCAATTCCAGTGCGACGGCGCTATCTGCCGGCACCGATGCGATGGTGATGATGTGGCTACGGGCTCAGGCAGGGCAACCGCAAGGCTTACCCCTGCTCGTGCGCTACCTTGATCTAAAGACCGGCATTGAAAGCCTGGGTGGGCGTGTTGATAAGGCGAGACGGTAATGTGCGGAGGTCGGAAATCAGAAGTCGGTGGTCAGAGCTGGGCGGGCTGGATCTGCGCGGCGGTTGTCATGGCGCTATTCGGCCTGCAACAGATTTTCCCTCTGTTTGAACTGGCTCGGCTGAGCAGCTCGGATAGTTTTGGTGAAAAACTTCTCCATGCGTTAACCTGCCAGCTTGTACACGGCAGCTTTATGCACGTGTACGTTAACGCATTGGCCTTTATCTGTCTGTTTTGTGGGGCGCGCAGGGGATTGTCGCGCGCGGCGCTGGCGGTTGGTTTTGTAGCCGGTTGGTGTGCGGCGGCAGGGTTCTCTGTATTTATTATGCCGCAACACGCAACGCTGGTTGGCTGCAGCGGAATAATCTTTGGAGCGCTGGGCGTTTTTACGGCCGCAGAACCGCTTAGCCGGTGGAAATTCTGTTTTGTCGGCTCTATTCCGTTAATCATTTTAGCTCCAATAGGGGTCGTGGCTGACGGGGTCGTCTCTGCTTTCTTTATGCCTTATTCCGCGTGGCCGGTGCACTCCGCCGCCTTTGTGGCTGGAGCGGTAATCGCTGTGATTTTCCGCCTCGGCGGATCTGCGAAGACCTGACAAATTTCAGATTACAGATTTTAAAGGAAACTTAATGGCCGGAACATCAGTCAGTGTAAAAGCGGAAGGGTTCAGCCGGCTCGATCTGCTGATCGGACGGCTGGCGAATCCGGATTTTACCGAACTGATGGAGTCAATCGGGGCAATGGTTGAAACCCAGACAGACGTGCGGCTTAAATCCACAAAGACCGCGCCGGACGGAACGGCGTGGCCGGCACTGAACCCGGCGTATAAGAAGCGGAAGAAAACCGACGGCGGGATACTGCAACTAGAAGGCGATCTACGGAAATCCATTGTGTCGCTTGTGACGGGCGGATTGTCGGTTGAAATCGGCACGAATCTGGTTTATGCAGCGACTCACCAGTTCGGGGATCCGCGGCGAAATATCCCGCAACGCGAGTTTCTTGGTTTGAGCCCGGAAAATGAAGAGGCGATCAGCGGGCTGATTGAAGCGTGGATCGAGCAGCAGACGGCGGCGGCGTAACCGCCGCGCAGGGGCGACACGCATTTCGCCCATGTAGGAGAAAATATGGCCCTTGAAAAACTAAAAAAGGCGCAGACGCTGGACCGCTGGGTAGCTGTCTTTAAAGCGGCTTTCCCGAAGGCGACGGTCGGAATCCATGAAGGCCGTGTTGATGCTGAAGTGCTGCAGCGCATGAGCGTGAAGACTCCGGCTATCTTTGTTGCGGCGATCTCTTCCACCCCATCCACGGACGCCGGCGATGACACGCAATATGCAGATACGGTTTTTTCGGCCTTCATCGTTACGGCTGAACAGAACCGCGACATCATCGGCCTGAACATGAGCGAGGCCGTAGAGATCCTAGTTAAGAAGACGCAGTCGAACATTTCCGGCGTGGCGCGGCCGAAACAGATTGCGTGGCAGAATCTGGTTTCCACCACACTGCTCGGTAAAGGTGTTTCTCTGAACGCCGTCGCCTGGCGTCAGCAGATCCAGCTGGGAGTGCAGAGCACGGACGATATCATGTTTACCAATGGCCTTTCGTGGCCGGACAATGTGGTTCCGGAGAATCTTTATATTGAACACGACGGAGTGATTGATCCGGAGAAACCGGCTCCCGCTCCGGATCCCGAGGAATAAGACCGAACCGGTTCGGGTGCAATACATTTGAGACACCAGGCACTCTTTTGAAAAGCAAGAGAGATTGGTGTTTTGTGACAGACCATAGAAAAAATTTCAGCCTAACGGAAGCGCACCGGAAGATCGCCAACATGGTGATGATCGGAACGGTTATTGACGTGGACGCCTTGAGCGGCCGCGCGCGCGTGCAGATCGGCGAGCTGCAGACAGCGAAACTCCCATGGCTTTCCCCGCGCATGGGAAACCGCCGCGACTGGAATCCGCCGAAAGGCGGAGAGCAGGTGCTGGTGCTCTGCCATAACGGCGATCCGGCGCAAGGCTTGATCGTGGCGTCGCTCGGATATGATGCCAACCCGAACCCCTCTTCCAATCCTCGGATTTTTAAAACCGTTTATTCTGACGGCACCTTTGTGCAAGTCGATCTGGACACGCACGAGATGTCGATCGGCTGCGCAGGGGCTGTCTCTTTGCAAGCCGCCGGCGACGTCACGGCAACGACCTACGGCAGCATTAAAGCTGAGGCCGGAGTAAAGGCCGAAGTGACTGCACCGATTATCAGTCTGACCGGAGCGGTAACGATCACCGGTCCGCTAACCGTTACCGGTCTGGCAGCCTTGGCTACCGCAACCGTCGGCGGTGTCACGCTGGCATCACCTAACAATTTATTCTAAGGAGGCCCTCATGAAATATGAAGTAAAGAAACCGTTCTGGCACTGCAACCGTCCGGTTGCTGTTGGCGAAGTTCTTGATCTAGATCCAACTGGGGCCCGGTGGCTGGTTGGACAGGGAAAAGTTGTCCAGGTGTCAGATGACACGGGGCAGGAGTCAGAGGGCGTAAGCCAAAATAGACGGCGCGGACGCAAGGGTGCGGCCGCTGAAGAAACTAACGTGCCGGATGCTCCGGCCACAACTGGAGGAGATGGAAAATGAGTGACCTTGTACGAGGCGTGGAGACGGTTTTAATCGATAGCGGATCGCGGCCGATTCAAACGGTGCGGTCTAGTATTATCGGGCTGGTTATTACGGCCCCGGATGCAGATGCCAATCTGCTGCCACTGAATACGCCGAGGGCGTTTTATGGAAGTCCTTCTGCCTTGCGCGCAGCGATCTATCCGACCGGAGCCGCCGATGGTGGAACCGGGCTGGATGCAATCAATATGATCTACGGCATTACCAATCCGGTAATGGTCGTCGTTCGCGTGGAAGATCCGGGTGCAGGCTCTGTCTCCGGCGCGTTGATTGGTGACCCGACACTGCGCACCGGCATTTATGCCCTGCTGAATGCAAAAGCCGTTACCGGCCTGCAGCCGAGGTTGCTGATTGCCCCATGCCCCGATGGATACACCTTCGCTGATGGAGCCCTGACCGCATCCCCGCTGGCAACCGCTCTGGCGTCCGTTGCAGAACGCCTCCGGGCGATTGCGATTGTGGATGGCCCGAATGTGGATGCCGCGACGGCTCATCAGGCGGTGAGCTCGATCGGCAGTAAGCGCGTCTATCTGATTGACCCGTGGGTGAAGAATCTGGCTGGCAACGAAATGCCGCCCTCTGCAGTGGTTGCCGCGTTGTTTAACAAAAACGATAACGCCGAGGGACGCGGATTTCATTGGAGCCCAAGCAACACGGTAATCCCGAATATCTCCGGCACCAGCCGCCCGATTGATTTTGCTCTGGGCGATTCCGCCTGCGAGGCTGATATTCTGGCGGGGTTCCACGTCAATACCATCATCCGCGAAGATGGATGGCGGCTGTGGGGCATCCGCATGGCGCAAACCACGGATACCAACTGGTTTCAGGTGACACGTGTACGCATCGCCGACATCATTGCCGACTCGATTCAGGCTGCACATCTGTGGGCCGTTGACCGGCCGATCACCAAGCGCTTCGTCGAGGAAGTGGTCGAAGGAGTCAACGCTTACCTGCGCACGCTGAAAGCCCGCAGCATTATCGTGGACGGTTCTGCCTGGGCAGATCCGGAACTCAACGCTGAGGCCGACCTGAACCTTGGCCACCTGACAATCAGCTTTGATTTCTGCGACCATCCGTTGGCCGAGAAGCTCACGTTCCAATACAACCTGAACACGGACTATCTTGAATCGATCGTCTAAAGAGAAACCTAAGACCTGAAACCTGAAACAAAGGATTAACTATGGCTCTGCCAAGAATACTGAAAAATATCAACCTCTTCGCCGACGGCCGCAACTACATGGGCAAGGTGACAGAGATGACGCTGCCGAAGCTGACCTCGAAAACTGAGGAATACCGCGGCGGCGGAATGGGCGGCCCAATCGAATACACAATGGGCTATGACAAACTCACCGCCAGTTTCACGCTGGCCGAGATCGATAAGCATCTGCTTAAACTGACCGGCCTGCAGGCGCAACATGCGGTCAATGTTCAGATGCGCGGTGTGATTGATGATGAGCAAGGAAACGTAGGCTCCATCGTAGCCACCCTGCGCGGGAAACTCACCGAGGCCGATCTCGGCTCGATGAAGCCCGGCGAAAAGAGCGAAACCAAATTCACGATGGCCGTCAACTTCTATGAGCTGAAGGTCAACGATGAAATCGTCCATTACATTGATGTGATAAACAATGTTTACACGATCGGCGGAGTGGACCAGATGATTGCCCACCGGGCAATTCTCGACGGCGGACTCTCCGGAACGGCCCGCGCCCTGGTGAGCGCCTTGGCGCAGTTCGCTGCAAGCAAGATCGGCTGAGCTGAACCCTGAAATTTTAAAACCGAAGGACCGCCACGCCGGAGCCGGGCATCTCTTTAAACTGCCCGCCATTTAAACCACGATTAAACACCGAACAAGGAGACACCGAATGAAGACGATTAAAGTAAAACTGGATGACCCGATTATCGTATCGGGAAAAACGACTGAAGAAATAACGATCCGCAAGCCGGTTGTGCGTGATTTAAAGATGTCAAATTCAGCCGGTAATGAGCTTGAGCGGTCGCTGAAACTGATCGGCGATTTGGCCGGATTGAGTCCGGATGAAATTGAGCAGCTATCCCTGACTGACCTCGAGAAAATCAATAAGGAGATGACAAAGGCAAATTTTATCTCTTCAGCCCAGACGTCGCGGAGCAACTGATGTGCGACGCCGCCCTGATCTTCCACACGTCATTTGATGAAATGGAAGGTTGGGATCTGGACACACTGCTCGCCCGTCAAAAGCAGGCGGCGAAGATGGCCAAGGTGATTTACAGGTGACGTTAAATACCCTCTCCGGCTGAAAGGCCGGGCCGGGGGACTGGAAACCCGAAAAAGGGTTTGCGGTGGAAGAACAGGGCGTATCCGGCCGGTGCCCACAAAACGGTTAGAATAAGCCCGGTAATGAAGTAACCCGGCGCGTCGTAGATCAGCAGGGAGACTGTCAGGAAAAAGCCGCAGGCATAGAAAAAAAGTTTAACAGTGAAAACGAGCAGCGCAGTGAAGAAAATATCGAACAGCCCGCGCTTTGGGCTTTCTGCCTGCTGGATAGGTTGAGTCATGGGCTTAGGTGTAACAATTCAGGTTGATCTAGTCAACCGCGTTAGCGCGGGGTTTAAGGACATCCAGAAGGTGATTGCGGGCACCTCTGACCGGCTATCGGCCTTAAGCAGTGCCGCGCTGGACGCCGCCAAATCAACCAAAGCAGTTGAAAAGGCGATGGAAGGTCTAAACGGCGAACTGCAGCGGGCACAGAACCTTACGTTTATTGGCGCGGAACTGCGCAAGATCGGCGATTCCATTCTGAACCCGATGAAAAACGCGGCGAAAGTGTCGATAGAATTCGGCGCGGTAATGTCGGAAGTCGCCGCGCTGACCAGCGGAACAAGCGAACAGATGGACGCTCTGGAAGCGAATGTTAAACGAATGGCCTCCACGAGCGACGATTCTCTGAACGATCTTGGAATGAGCCTGCAGACCCTCACCCGGCGCGGGCACAGCGCACAGGATATGTTGACCATGCTGCCGAGCGTTAGTGCGCTGGCCAATGCAGGGGTACAGGATTTCGGCAAGGCTTCGGATATTACCTCGAGAGCACTAAGAGGTTTTAATCTGGCCGCATCTGATGCCGCGATGGTCGCCGATGTGATTGCTCAGGCCGGTAAAAATTCAGCCGCCGGGATCGCGGGTATGGCGGACGCGCTGGCGGACGCATCTCCGATTGCACGCGCCGCAGGAATGACGATTCGTGATACCGCCGTATTTATCGGTACGCTTTCAAACGCAGGAGTCGAAGCTTCGTCTGCATCAACCGCTCTGCAAATGATGATCACAAAACTGTCCGGCCCGGCGGCCGCCGCCTCGGAACAGCTTTCAGGTCTTGGAATTGATGCATTTGATCTGGAGGGAAATCTGCGCAACCCGATTGATCTGCTCGGCGAAATGGCGACGGCAATGAAGGATCTCGGATCCGGTGATCGGCTCAGCATCCTGACTGAAATTTTCGGAGATCGCGCGGCTGTGAAAATGGCGAGCATGATCGAAAAATCAGGTTCCGGAAGCATCGCGAAACTGACAGAGTCTCTCCGCAGTGCAGAGGGTGCCGCCCTGCGGATCGGAGAGGCGATTGATAAAAACGACAAGAGCGCACTCGAAGAGCTGATTAATGCTTGGCAGGTTTTGAGGCTTGAGGTGGGCGATAAACTCAAAGCGTTTTTTTCTCCCGCCATTTGGATTCTATCCTGGCTGGCCCGCATCCTGATTTGGATTGTAAAAGCGGGCGGCCCGTTCAGCACCATCGTGCTGGGCGTTGTTGCCGCGATCGGCGCATTGCTGGTGACGCTGGGAGTTCTGCTGCCAGCCATGGCCGCGCTAAGAACGGGGTTGGCTGTAACGGCGACCCTCCTCAATCTGTTGAAGGTGCAGGGGTTTTTGGCGACGACCGGACTCAACGTGCTACCGGTGATCCTTAAAGCCTGCACTAGTGCCGTGTGGAGTCTTGTGAAAGCTTGTTGGGGGTTCATCACCACCCCTGTCGGTGCAGTTATTGTGGCTATCGCTATTGCCGCCTTCTTGATCATCAAATACTGGGGGCCGATCAGTGCCTTTTTTGTGTCGCTATGGGGCGGAATCAAGGCCGGGGCTGTGAAGGTATGGGAAGCCGTCAAGTTCGTGTTCGGCTTGTCGCCGCTCGGAATGATCATCAAGAACTGGGATCCAATAGTTAAATATTTTCGCGGACTGTGGGACAAGATTGGCGGAATCATTGAGAAGATATCTGCACCGTTCCGGAATGTCGGATCCATGTTCAGAGGCGCAACTGCCGGAGCGATGGCTGGTGCGGCCGTCAGTGCTGCTCCGCTGCCGGCGTCCGCCGGATCCGGAATTACTCCAATCGAAAGGACGATTTCCGAAGCGCGCGTGAACTCGAGCAGCATGATTAATGCTCCGATCACTATCCATGCCGCTCCGGGTCAGAATCCTGAGCAGATCGCGGCGGCCGTTTCCCGCGAACTGGATGCGCGCGGCCGCCAGGCCAAAGCCAGTGAAAGGGCCGGACTTTATGATGTTTAACCGCCATTTAAAAATCGAATGGAGGGCGCTCAATGGCTGAATCCGTTCTGATGATTCTGGGTAACTTCGTTTTTTCCGTACAGGGAACGGCCTATGACACCCTGCAGCGGTCCAGCGCCTGGCGCTGGGCAAAGATGCCGCGCGTCGGCCGCCTGCCCGGACGGCAGAGCCTCGGCCCCGACGATGACACGATTGAGCTGGGCGGAACGATCATCACTGAGCGCAGCGGTTACGGCAACCTGACTAATCTGCGCTCCCTCATGGCCACTGGCGAACCGCAGATCCTTTGCGACAGCATGGGCAACATCCACGGGAAGTGGTGCATTGAGAGTGTTCAGGAAACGCAGGGTGCGCTGCACCTCGACGGCCTTCCAAGGAAACAAACCTTTTCACTGAAGCTGTCGGTGTATGGCGAGGACGATCTACGAAACCAGAACTGGCGGGAAACCTAAAATGGCGAGCGCGATTTACAGAACGAAAGACGGCGACATGGTGGATCTGATCTGTTTCCGCCACTACGGCCGGACGGCCGATGTGACCGAAGCGGTACTGGCTGCCAATCCCGGACTGGCCGCGCGCGGTCCGGTGCTCGCCGCCGGCGTCGAGATCGTTCTTCCGGACTTCGGAACGCCCGAAGATAAGCCAGTGGAAAAAGAAACGGTGAGGCTGTGGAACTGATATGAAATCTGAAACCGGAAATTTGAAAGCAGGCTCAGCCGTTGTCGCGCATTTTGTTTTGCGCCGCCACTGGTATGAAGAGATGCAGCGTGGCCGCAAGGATATTGAATACCGCAGCGTGACTCCCTATTGGACGGCACGCCTCACTGGCCGGACGATCACGCACGCGATTTTCAGTTGCGGCTACACAAAGTTAACCCGGTTTGTCCGGCCCGTTATAAAGATCGATATCGGTCCATGTCCGTATCCTGGGTGGGTCGGGGAATTCTACCGTATCCATCTGGCTCCCATGCAAGAAAACAGCGAAAAGTGAAATAATGAGACCCCTTTTTGAAATTTTAGCCGACGACGTCCGGATCACGAAGTTGATCCGCGACCGGTTTATTTCGCTGAACATTACCGACGAGGCCGGCTTTGAGAGCGATACGCTGGATATTACGCTGGATAACCGCGACCTGATGATCGAGCCGCCGAAGACGGGCGCGGAGCTGAAGGTGTCGCTGGGTTACAAAGAAACCGGCGTGCGGCCGATGGGTCTTTTTATGGTGGATGAGTACGAGCGATCCGGGCTTCCACATAAAATAATCATCCGCGCAAAGAGCGCTTATGGCGGCGACGGCCAAACTACGTCGGCGACCGTCAATGGGATCACGACAAAGCTTAAAGAGCAGCGGACGCGCTCCTGGGACGGACAGACGCTAGGAACAATCGTCAGCCAGATCGCCGCCGAGTGTGGGCTTGAGCCGCTCATTGATTCATCGCTGGCGGCCGAGGTGATTGCTCACGTAGACCAGAAGGATGAAGGGAACTCTAATTTTTTACTCCGGTTGGCAAATGAACGTAATGCTGTTTTTAAGCCGGCGGGTGGGATGCTGATTTTTGATAAGCTCGGAAAGGACAAAACCATCGCCGGAAAGCCGATCCCAACTGTTTGGTTGACACTGGGCGCGCCGCCCATCCCGACGGAAAAAAAACCGAACTGGGCAAGACTATCCGGCAATGAAGACAGCTACCGGCTGACCGTTGCCGAGCGTCAGAATTTCAAAAGCGTTACGGCTTATTACCACGATGTATCGGCCGCCGAACGCAAGGAAGTGACGGTTGGTGAAGGCGAGCCGTCGCGCAAACTGCCCGCTAATTATCCTACTCCGGCGGAAGCCGCCCAGGCCGCGGCCGCGGAGCTGCGCCGGATCGGCCGCGGGAAGTCCGCGCCGACGTTCAACTGTGAAGGCAATCCGTTGCTGGCCGCCGCAGGCAAGCTGGTTGTCGATGCCTCTATGGGCAGCGACCTTGAGGGAGAATGGGCAATAACCCGTGCGGTCCATAAGCTGGACGGCGGCGGCTACACAACTGATCTGGAGTGTGAGATCCATGAGGCCGTACGCGTAAAAGCAGAGACCGCACCATCCCGTTCCACTTTAATTGCCGATGGAGGGCTCGCCAGCTATGCACACGCGTAAACGAGGCCTCATACGATTGTTTAAACTCTGGTGCTATCTGCTTTACCGGCGTGATTGCGAGCTGGTGAGGCTTGAAAAACGTGTTGGCTGTCTCATGTGCGGGCGCACCGGATGTTTCAGCCGGTTTCACCGGGAGGAATGTGGGATATGAGTACCGCACAGAAAATAAAGCGAAAACCTCTGGCCTACGGAAACATGTATTTCGCCGGGCCAGCGCAGACGAGACGGTTCCGGATTTCAGAAGTCTGGTTCCAAGGCCCGAATCCGGGCATCGCGATCCAGTGGCTTGCGGTTGGCGGCGATATCGCCAATGGAAAGTTTTATCTATGTAAGAACGCCGATGAGTTCTGGGCTCTGCCGGCATTTCAAAACGCCATCGATGCGGAGGAAGTATGAAAATTAAAACATTAATAGCAGCTCTGATCCTATTTATTGTTTCCGGGTGCGCTTCATACTACACCCGCATATCAAACGCCTCTGGATCAAACGACGGGCAATTATATCCGGCTGCACGGGCTGACGTTTTTGCGATCGGCGCGCTTTGCACATTCGAAGAGCTTCACGGAATGTGGGTGCTCGTTCCGTTACCCGTCGTTGATCTTGTTCCGTCGCTGGTGACGGACACGCTGCTGCTTCCTTATGACGGATTCATTCTTTGGAGGTTAAACCGAAAATGATCGGAATGCACAAAGACACCGGGAAGCCGTTGAGCGGGCTAGAGCACCTCCGGCAGCGCGTGGAGAATATTCTGCGGACTGCGCCGGCAACGCTGGTGATCCTGCGGGAATACGGCAGCGAACTGTTTGGTCTGATCGATGCACCTACCAGTGCGGCCGTCCGCGCACGTTTTGTTGCCGCGACGGCCGGCGCGCTGGACCGGTGGGAGCCGGAACTTAAAACAACCCGCGTGCTGTTTGACCTCTCGAACTCCGAACAGGTTCGGGGCGGTCACGTCTCGATCAGTCTGGAAGGATATTACATGCCGACCGGGGAACCGGTTGTCCTGGAAGGAATACAAATTTCATGAATCAGGTTTTTACAGCAATTGATCTAAGCAAGTTCGCGCCGCCGAAAGCGGTTGAAGTGCTTTCCGCCCCAGAAATTTTTGGCGAAATGCTGGCCGATCTGCAGGCTCGCGATCCGGTGTTTAATGCACTTGTTCCTAGCGATCCGGCGTATCAGATTCTGCTGGTATCCGCCTACCGTGAAACACTGCTGCGTCAGACACTGAATGATAAGTTTAAAGCCCGCCTGCTGGCCTTTGCGACCGGAAGTGATCTGGATCATGTTGCGGCCTCACAGGCCGTGCCGGTTGAGCGTCTTGAAGGCGAGAGCGATGCCGCATTCCGCGCGCGCCTGGTGCTCGCTCCGGAGGCTTATTCCGTAGCCGGTCCGATCGGTGCATACATCTACCACGCTCTAAGCGCTCACAGCGGCATTAAGGACGTCTCGGCATGGAATCCGGGCATCGGAGGCCGCGTAAACGTGGCTGTGCTTTCGAAGACCGGAAATGGAGCTTGTTTCGGTGTCCGCGTTAATCATCCGGACGGATATGCGAATGGCTCGGTATCGATCGCTGTAACGGATGTTCTTGCGGATTTATCTAATGGCCAGGAGCTGACGTTTGAAGGCGGTGCAACCTTTACGCTTGATGCCGATTTTGCGGCCGGTGCGGCAACCCTAACTGGCGCGCTGGCCGGAGCTCTGGTCGACGGCGAACGCGCCGGCATTCTTCCATTTGTCCAGGATGCATTGGATCCGGAAACGCGCCTTCCGCTGTGCGATACCGTGGAAGTGATGAGCGCTGAAATTATTGAGTATCAGGTGACCGCTGAGTTGACTCTTTTTTTTGGCCCGGACGCCAACACGGTCCGCGCCAATGCGATTGCGGCCGTACAGGCTTATGTGGCGGCTCACCATGCCTGCGGGCACGACATTACGTTAAGCGGCCTGCAGGCGGCCATGCACGTCGAAGGCGTGCAGGAAGTTAATCTGATCTCGCCATCCGCGCGCATCGAGGTGGACTCCGGCAAAGCGGCCTTTTGCACGGCCGTTAATGTGACGGTTTCCGGGAGGGATGAATAATGGTCGCACGGGCTGACAGATCGTTGCTTCCGGGTGCTCCGCACGCCGAATCCGAACGTGCAGCCAAAGGAAGCTATGCAATCGATATCGCCGGGAGCCGGGCTTTCAACCTGGATACTCAGGCGTTGATCGATGTTACCGATCCGGATACGTGTCCGGCGGACGCGCTGCCGTTTCTCGCCTGGGCGTGTTCTGTAGACGAATGGCCGGAGGGAGCAACCGATGTAGAAAAGCGGGCCGTTATTAAAGCGTCGGCCTCCATACACCGGCATAAAGGCACTCTAAAATCTATTAAGGATGTTCTGTCCGCGTCCGGATACGGCGATGCGACAATTCAAACTGGAGCCGATCGCGCACGGCGTGATGGGACTGTGTTACGCAATCGGACTGTATTTTATGGCGGCGGCATGAGTTGGGCAGAATGGTCTATTATCGTCAGTAATTCTGATCCTTTGCCGTCAGCTGAGCTTGTTTCGCTACTGGTGCAGACCGCTCCGGCCAGATGCCGGCTCATTAGCGTCGGATATCAAAAGCTGTTCTTTAGACATAACGGCTCTTTTACCCGCAACGGTGTGCGGAAATATCAACGGACATATACGGAGGTTTAAAATGGCAAACTTAAATGAAGCCGGCGCGTGGCCGGATGGGATTTATCAGCTTGAGGAAACGGATTTTGTCCAGGGAGGCGTTGATGGAATAGATAATCTTCCTCTACGGCAGCTGGCCATTAGAACGGCTCTTTTGAGACAGATGTCGGGCACACCCTACGTTGAGAATAAAACCGGCTCAACCGCCGGATGTGTACTGGCTCGCGCACCGATTTCCGGTGCAGCCGTTCAGGTGTTTGTCGGCCGGCTTCTGGCTGTCGAAGGCGAAGACTATACCATTGTCGGCGCAGCAATCACCTTCACTCCGGCCATTGCCGCAACTGACGATGTCCGGGTTTATTATAGCGCAAATTAATTAACGAAAGGAATTACCATGAAACGCTTTTTTTTAATGATAGCTACTCTGCTGATGTTCGCCGCTTTTGACGCGGCCGCCTTGCCAAAAACACAGGCCAAACAGGTGACTGTTGATCCGTCTAGCCTGGCTAACTCAACCAATACGACGGCTCAGCTTGTGTTGGAAGATCTGGACGAAAAAATTTCAGTTCCGGCATCAACAACAACCGCTGGTGTCGTTAGATTTTCTACTCCGGCCGAAGTTAATGCTGGAACTGGTACGGTCAGCGTAATCACGCCAGCCGATCTGACCGCTAGGCTTATCAATACGAACGGCTGTCTTTTTTCAACCAATGGATATGTCCGGTGGCCGAACGGGCTCATTGAGCAGTGGGGAAAAACAACCGACGACGTCCAGACGGTTACGTTTCCGGTGCCGTTTTCAAATGCCTGTCTGAACGTGACCGCTGTTTATCAGGCCGATACAAAAGCAGATTATGGTGCGTTGACTGTTACGACACCTACCCGAACAAATATGACAGTTAACGGATGGACGCGCCCGGCGTTCTGGAGGGCCATTGGATATTAGGTGACTGACGGACAGTCGCCGGGATCATCACTCCCGTCAACGGCAACTCCAATTGCCACGGATAAACCGCTGCCCGCCAGCCATACACAGAACGGCGCGACGGTAGCAAATAGGAGTGAGTAATGAAAAGCCCGATCAGTTACCTGGGTGGAAAAAGCCGGCTGGCCAAACAGATTGTAAAGATGCTGCCGGAGCATCAAACCTATGTGGAGCCGTTTTGCGGGGCCGCGTGGGTGTTCTTTGAAAAAGAGCCGTCAAAGGTTGAAGTCATTAACGACATGAATCTCGACCTGGTGACATTCTGGAGGGTAATTCAGAATCACCTCGAGGAATTTCTGCGGCACTTTAAGCATTGCGTGATATCACGCGAGATCTTTGACATCTTGAATCGCACCGACGCCACGACGCTGACAGACATCCAGCGCGCTGTTCGGTTCTATTACCTGCAGCGCACTGGATTTGGCGGGAAAACGGTCGGGCGGGTAATGCCAGCTTTCAAAACCAGACCGCCATCGCTCAATCTTACCACTGTCGAGGAAGGCATTCTTGAAGTCCATTGGCGGATGAAAAAGGTGGTTATAGAGCGTATGGATGCACTGACTTGTATCCGGCGCTATGACACGCCCGGAGCGCTGTTCTATTTGGATCCGCCGTACTACGGTTTTGAAAAGGATTACGCAGTCGTCTGGCCGAGGGAAAACTTTCAGGAACTGGCTGGTGTTTTAACAGGCATTAAAGGGGCGTTTATACTCTCTTTAAATGACCGGCCGGAAGTTCGCGAGATATTCTCAGCTTTCCGGATCAAGGCGGTTAAAACGCTCTATTCGGCCAGTGCGACCGGAGGCGGGAAAGAAGCAAACGAAGTGCTGATTTACAACTTCTGATCGGGCTGGTAGAGTCTTACGCATTATCAAAAATGCGAATTTTTAAACGTTACTCTAAATTTAAGTGTCTTTTACTCAAATTTTAACCGTCCGTTTACATTGTAGGCGGTAAAAAAGCGCTCGGTCACAATCGGCGTATCTTCGGGCAAGTTTT